TTGTCCTACTGGATCGTATACTGTTCCTTTATTATCTTCTAACCAATAATGTGGGATAAATTTCCATTGATCAGAATATTTACTATTTGCCACCCATTCTTCTCTTTCTTTTGCATCATCAAAATCACCACCTTGATCTAAAAATTCTTGTTTCATTTGATTAGTAAAATCTTTTTTCTCTGATGCCACTTTATCTGCATGAAAGAATCCTTCTATTCTTTTTAATTCAATTCCTCTTTCTTTTGCAAAATTCTTAAGATCTAAAGCAGCTGGTCCACAACCATCTCTTTTACAAAACATTTTTAATTCAGATGAAGATGTTTCTTTCTTCCAAGCATCTATTAATTTATTTTGTGTGGTATTTTCTTTTTTATATTCTTCCTCTAAAGGTATATTTAATTTAGGAGCTCTTTCTTTCCAAATTCTTTTTACTTCTTCTTGATCTTCTATAGATAAATTTAAATCATATTTAACATAATTATCAATAACATCTTTAAGTGGTGTTCTTGATTTTTTAGCTTGTAAATATAAACCTTGTAAATTAGCATCTACTTCTTTTGCTAACTTATAATAATCAACATTTTTTAATTTTTTTCTCCATATTTTCCACCATGGTTTTTTGCCTGATTTGATTTCTTCTCTTTCAGTATAATCTTTTTCTTTTTCTTTACCTTTTTTAACATTAGGACCACTTTGCATTAAATGTTCTATTTCATGGCGAATAGTATTTCTTAAATCCATTGCAATCCTTGACCACATTCTAGGTAATTCTTCAATATCTAATGAATATTTTATTACAACTTCAGGTACTAAAGGACGAGCAAAACTTCCTTTATCACGATAAATTCCTCCAAATGTAGCTTCAGCTTCATATCTAAAATCTAAATGAGGATAATCAAAATCTTTACCAGGACCTACTTCTACTTCAAATTTACCTTCATTATATCCTTCTAAAAAATCCATTTTCCATGAATTTAAAGTCCAACTAGCTAGTTTAGTTACTAATGAATCATATTTACCTTCATTTACTATAGCTTCTTCTAAACCCTTAGCTAATTCTAAAGCATAAGCATTTATACCAAATGGATCTGGTTTTGGTTTTTTAATTTTAATAGGAATTAATGAGCCGCCTTCTTCTATATCAGTAGTAATTTCACCATCTATAGAATCTGTCCAATTTCTAAATAACATATTTCCCTCTGAATACGCTTCTCTTTCAATATCATTTAAATTAGGATTTTCAGTTGTGTTAGTTGTATTTACATCACCTATTCTTCCCTCTAAATTTTGAATGTGATGAATCATTTCATGTGCATAGGATCTTGCTACATCCTTAGGATGTCTTCCTTCAGTGTATAATACTATTGTTTGGGTTTCTGGAAGATAATAAGCTGTTTTACCAAAAAAATCTTTAGCATTAGAAAAATCATTATGTCTAAATATTACTTTAGGTAAAGGTAAAATATTAAGACCTAATGTTACCATATGTTTGGTAAAATCTTTAATTTGTTGTTTATAATCTATGTGATTAGCATATGTAGTATTTTCTTCTAAAGGTATAATAGGATTAGATGTTTGAAAATCTTGCTTTCTCATTATAGTTTTAGCTGTCATATCAATTCCATTTTGATCTACATCAATTACAAAGGGGATATTAATATTTTTATTAAAATCTTTAACAACAGCTTCTAAATCATCTTCAGTTCTAGATAAAGGTTTACCATGTTTTCTATATAATTTTTTAAATACACCTATTAATTCAGCTACTGATATTGGTTTTTTATTTCTAATATCATTTAATCTATCAAGAAAATGTTTTGTAAAATCAATATCAATTCCTAATTTATTAAATAAACCATCAGCATAAGATTCAATTGAATCCAATTGAGATTTTGTAATATTTTCATTTAATGTAGGTGATACTAAATCAAATACTTTTTCTTTATCTTGTACTTCTAACTCTGTAGGTAAAAATTTAAAAAATTCTTCTCTATTACTAATAGCTTTTCTTGCATTTCTTCCTCTCATACCTTCATCAGAAGTTGTTATTACTTTAACTGATAAATTAGGATAAGTTTTAGGGTTTTTTAATAATGTTGTTTGTCTTATTTCTATATCTTTTTGATCATCTTCAGCTCCTTCTCTTCTTCCTAAAACCCAATAAACTTTTTCTTGAGGGTTTTCTTTTGAATAATTATATATGTTTTTAATAGGAGCAGATACAGGCTCAATTGTTATTTTATTAGGTAGATAATTTTTATAAATATCCCATATTAACAGTGCCTCTTCTTGATCAATACCATCTCTTGATTTTCCTCCTACAAATATTTTTAATTCATCAATTTCAGGATATTCTTTTAATATTTGTTTAACTACATTAAAATGTCCTGCTATTGGTGGTTTAAATCCTCCTCCATATAAGGCAACTACTTTAGTATCATCTACTTCCATTAGTCCTCTTACTAATTCTTTAGTTAGTCTATTCATCGAGTTAAGAATTTTTTTAATCTCATTTGTGCTTCTTCTTTAGATAAACCATCACTAACTATATTATCTACAAATTCATTATTTAAAAGAGATTTAATTATTTCTGCTTCTTTAGTTTTTCTTTCTTCTGATCTTTTTTGTTGAGCTGGTGTTTTAGGTTTTGTTCCTTTGGGTTTAAATGGAGTTAAATATTTACTAACAATATCTTCTAAACTACCTAATTTTTCTCCTTCTAAAGTGTTAGCTACTAGTGCAAAATTATTTTGATCAAATAAATCTTTATAAGGTTCATAATTTTTAGTTACATCCATCCAAGTCTTCATTACAATAGCTGGAGCTAAACTTCTATCTTTTCCATCAGATTTTTCAAATCTATCCTGATTTTGTTTTAATGAACGTTCTAAATCAGTATAAACATAAAGCATAAATACACTATACCCTGCTTCTTCTAATTCTTGTTTTAATTGTGCAGTTTTATTAAATGATGCTGCTGTACCATCTAGTATAAAAGATTCTTTACCTGCAATTATCTTTTCCATTTCTCCTTTAAATTCCTTATTAGCTACTGCCATTTGTTTAGCTTGTTCACTTCTTTCTTCGGGTGTAGCATTTTTTAAATCTAAACTAACATTAGCTTTTTTTAATAAAGGAACATAAATATCATCTACATTCATTATTTTTAATCCTCCTAAATCTAAACCTCTTAATATATAACCTTTTCCAGCTCCTGGTGCCCCTGCTAGTATTACTGCTTTAGGACCATTAATAGCTTCGTTTAATAATTGAGTTAAACTTATCATGATAAAATAATTTTATTATAAATATTATAAATTTCTTTTAGCTGATGTCCTAAATTCAGTAAATGATGGAGAATGTCTAGGATTTTCTAAATCAAATAATTTTTTTACAGTTATAAATATATCTAAATTATCTTTATGTGATCTTTTAGACTCATATAATTCCCATCCTTTACCCTGTATGACACCTTCTTTTGGTCCCCTTTTAGAAGATTTTAACCAAAGTACTCCAAATCTATTTATTTTTTTACCATAACATTCTTCATAACATTTACCATAAACTGCTGTTTGTAAATCATAAGTTATTTGTAAATGATTAGATGTTTTTAAATCTATAATCCATAATTCATTATCAATTTCACATATTAAATCACAAGTACCTGCTACTTTTAATTCATCAGAAAATATATGTACTTCAGTTTCAATTAATGTAGGGTTATAAGTTTCCCAAAAATCAACGAATTTTAAAAACATTTGCCAAATATCAGGATTGTATTTAGGATTACCTGACTCTGATAAAAATTGTAATTCTTTACCATTTAAATAATCTTCACACATTTCATGTACTAGTGTACCTTCTTCAGACGCTTTTTTTACAATCCAATCTGCTGAATGTCCTACTTTTTTTAACCAATCTTGAAAATGTTTTCCTTTAGGATAATAACTTAAAACATAAGTTATTGAAGGATAATATTTACCATTTCTTCTATAATATCTAGAATCTGGTAATGTTATTTGTTTAGCGTCATCGCTAATTTCTAAAATCCTATTGTAGGATTTTTTTATATTAGATTTTTTCATGTTAACATTATTTTCTTTTCCATTAAATCTGAGTATGTTAATGGGAATGTATTTTGTATTAAATTAGTAAATTGTGTAAAACCCATTTCAGAGGGATCTTTGTCTTTAAGTTCAACTAAATAAACTTCTTTTCCTTCATCCATAAATTTTTTACAAAAATCTAGTGATTGTTTTTGAGCATCTTTATCTAATGCAATATATATTTTTTTAATAGTTGATGTAACTATTTTTTTCATTAAAGTAGATTGTATATTTTTACCTAATAAAGGAATTGCATTTCTTTTTATTGCAATAGCATCAAACATTCCTTCACAAATAATTAAAGGTAAATTCCAATTAATTAAATATTCATTAGGTACAATATCTCTACTAACTTCTGGGTTTCTATATTTTACATATGGATTTTTTTCAAATGAACGGCCCGTGAAATAATTTAAATTACCTTGACTATCATAGGATGGAATAATAATCATTTTAGCATATCTTCCATCTTCACAATAACCTATATTATATTTTTCAATATCATCTTTAGTTATACCTCTATTTTTTAAATAAGATAAAGCATGTTTTGCTATTATATCTTTTGAATCTAAAATAGATAAAAATTCTTTTGGTAATTTTAATTCTTTTTTTATTACTACATTTTCTACTTCATATTCAGTTTTAACTAAAGATTTTAATTCTTGAAATTTTTCATAGGAAGCACCTACTTTTTTAAATAAAGTAGAAAGATATCTACCTTTTTTATTACATACCCAACAATGCCATGGGTTATAACCTTTTTTATTTTCTGTAAAATTAACTTCTAATTTAGGTTTATGATGATGACAAAAAGGACAATTGAAAGCTTTATTGCCCCTTGCTGTTCTTTTTCCATTACCCAACACTGAAGAGGCTAGATTTACAAGCAGTTCATTAATCATATTATATAATGTATGAATATTATTTTACTCCTCCAAAGTCAGTTGAATAAAATTTACCTAAAATATTATCATTAAAATATTGATCCGATTTTTCTAACACTTCATACATAAATTGATATTTAGTTTCAAAATAAGTTAATTGTTTTTTACTTATACACAAATGTATAATTTGTCTTTTAAAATTAGATTTTGGTTCTGTTTCTAATAATTTTTTTATTTCTTTATTAGAACTCCAATAATTTTTCCAATCTGATTCTTTAGATACTATTTTATATTTTGGTTTTCTTCCAGGTTGACCTTCATATAATTTTAAGTCTTTTTTTGCTAATTTACGTTTTTGTGTAAAAATTAAAAATTTTTTACCAATATATATTTTTTGAGAGGGTATGTGTTCTATTTTATAAATAAAACCCATAATATCTTTAGGAAATTGGTCTATTGATGTTATTTCATCATTTTTATAAATCCAATTCATTAAATATCAAAATTTATTTGTATAGTTAAATCAGATTCCATAGGGATTTTTGTTGCTTTAGATAATTTACCTACTGCTACTAATTCTTTATTTTTATTATATAAACCTACGGTTGTAACATATGGACTAAAATAAGAACCTGTTGCAAAGTCATGGTATACCAAATTATTTTTTCCATTACTTCCTGATAGTAAAGTTGGATTTAAAGAATAACCTAATTCATTATCTCTAATAACACATTTATATTGATGTTCATAAAGTCTTAATGATGAAGAAAATGCAATACTACCTGATTGAATATTTCCATTTTTCAAAATACTACCGGGTTTCATAAAGCTAGACCCTGGGTATAACCCATCTATACTAAAATTTGATGTTATGCCTATTATTGTTGAGAGTGAAGCTGTTGAATTAGCTTTTGTTATGGATGGAAGTAAGTTTTTATTAATAAATTGAGATGATGTATTTGGAGTTACATTTGCATCTGAAACTATTATTGTTCCGTGAGGGTATATTATATTTCCTACTATTTTATTTTCATATGAACCTGATCCATATTTTGAATTAGCACCTCCTATTTTACTTTGTGATAATGATCCTATTATATTTCCTTCTGCGTCATCTCTTAAATTTACACGATATTCTACATGTGCAGTTGTTGTTGAAGATGAATATGATGTAGTAAATGAAAGATTAAACGAGCCAGGTTCTATTGCTTCACCATATAATTTAGATGGAATACTTATTAATGCTATGTCATTATTATTTGGTTGACCAGGTACATTGGATGATTTTGCGTAAGTTTTATTATTTGGAGATCCTACCCAAGATCTAGTAGCAGGTAAAGTATTCATCATAAAATTATCATACTGTGGAGAATTAGGTAAACCATAAGATACATTTTCTGCTGGATTTCCTGTTAGGTTTGGGTAAAAACTTTGAGTAGATACTAGATCTCCAAAACTTCTTGTTAAAAAATTAGAGTAATACAATTGTTTAGCACTATTATAAACATCAAATATGTTTCTTTTAGTGTTAAATCCTGTTACAAATAATGATGATGAATAATAGGGACTAGAAAATCCTGAAAGAACAGCTAAATAACTTAATAATGAATCATATGCATTTAATTCATCTACAGTTCCAGTATTTTTATAAAAATTACCTGTAGGGTCATAAATTAATTTAGATCCTGATTGTAATTCTTGACCATAATAATATTCAATACCTGATGAAGTGACTTGTGATCCTTGATATTCGAATCCTTTATGCGCCCAAAAAGGGGTTATAACTATGTCTTTGGTTGTGAATTGTTTGTAAGCGCTCATTCATTTTAAAAATCTAATTTTACTCTAACTAATAATTCTTTAGTAAAATCTTTTAATAAAGGTCTTGATAATTTTGCCACAGCTACTAATTCATTAACTTGATTATATAATCCTACAGATGTTATAAATGTTTGGGGATTATTTATAAATTGATCAAAAATAACAGCGCCATTACTTCCAGATATAAATGATGGATTTTCAGAAAAGTTAAATTCAAAATTTTGTCCTCTACAAAATATAAATTCTGATGAAATTGATTCTTCTGAATTTAATAAAAATGATTTAGAACCAGATAATGCTGTATATAATTTTCTAGTATTTCGTGAATCAGTATCAAATTGTCTTTGAGTTCCTAAATTAATACCTTTTCCTGTTGCATTACCATCTAAAGCTTCTCCATTTAATAATATGAGACCAATATCAGGCATAAATAAACCATAAGATCCAGATGATGGTGTAAAACCATTAGCATTAGTTCCTGTATGAACTTTTCCTGCCGAACCAGATACTATTTGAAATACTCTTCCTGCATCATTAAATGTTGTTGAAGTAGCAATTTGACTATTATCTGTTAATACTAATCCACCATTAACACCAGAACCTGATAATTTTAATGTCATAGTACCTATTGCTAATTTTTCTTTATATCTAGCTCTTTCAACAGATAAAGCATAGAAATAAGAAGAGGAAAAATTTCCAAATACAAATTGAGCATTTTCATCTCCTAATACTAAAGTTCTATATTGACCATAAGTTGATTTAGAAGGTGAAGATCCTGTTACTTGGTTATTAAAAAATAAACTACCACTACCTACTTTATCACCATAAGCAATATCAAATTGTACTGCTGATGTAGGATCATTAGATGATGTTTGATAAACATGAATATAATATTGTCCTGTATTACTAGCATATTGTACTGAAGATGTAAACATATTAGTTAAAGTAGGTGCATTACCACTCCAAACTGTTCCTGTTATTGCATCTGTACTTATTACTTTGTCGGTTGTTTGTAATTGTTTAAATGACATAATTATTTACTTTTATTAATTTGTACTGGAATTTGTATTCTTGCTCCACTATCTCTACCCTCTATAATTAACGTAGTAAATATAGTTTCATTACTATTAAATAATGTTGGAACTGTTGTAGCAGTCATATTTAATGTTGTACCAATTACTGTTTTAGAAACGTTTGTACCAAATGTTTCACTAGCATTCATTGATGTTTGTTGTTCTGTATTTGTTCCTCCAGACCCATTAAATGTACTAAATGCTCTAACATCTGAAATTGTAAATGTATATGAAGATTCTATTGCTGATGTGTTTCCATTAAAATTAAGGGTTTGTGGGGATAAATTTTCATGACCTCCTTGAGTTAAAGATAAATTAGTAAATGATACTTCAATAATAGGCATTTTAGCTGTACCTCTAGTTAAAGTAGTTAATTTATATTTCATCATTTGGGTTTCATCAGGAAATGCTTCTAATAAAGGCATATTTTCAATTGCTTCTCCATAAAATGCAGAACCTGATGGATGATTAGGATTGTATAATGTATAATCGATTTCATCATCTGCCAAAGCAAATTGTGTTATATTAAAGGAACCATCTCCTTTTGCTAATAATTCTCTACCTTTTTTTGTTAAAATAGCATCTACTGTTACTACTTGATTGTTTAAATATCCCATTCTATTAAATATTTTTGTTTATAAATATATTATTTTTCTATTTTTTCACCAAATTAAGTTAATTAATCATTATCCTTTACTTTGGTTTGGATTAAAATCTGTATCTGCTTTAAATGCATTTTTCTCATTTAATTGATTTATAATTTCTAAAGCATTTTGTTTTTGAGTTAATGACATATCTTTTGGCACTAAATATCCTGCAGGTGATGATTTTGCTGTTTCATCTACTGATTGACTATACAGAGTTTGATTTCCAGGTATTTCTACTACTAATTTTCTATCATCATCCTCTCTTCTAAAGATAGTAAATAATGATATAGAGCCTGATACTACTTGTGCCTCTAATTGTGATGGATCAGGTGTTACAATAAGTTTATCAAATTTACCGGAACTTGGTGTATAATTGGCTGAGACTCCAGAAGTTAAAGTAACTTGACAAACAAATCTTTCATCAATATCAATTGTACCTTCACCAAAACCAGAATCTCTAATATCTAATACTGTAAATTCCTGTTCAGTTAAAACTAAATCTTGTACTTGTCCAGAACCTGTTGAAGGATATTGTACTCTAATAATGTCACCTCTTTTTATAAGAAAAGGTTCTGGTTCATTTGGAAATGAAGTCATTTGTTGAAGAGTTTGACCTATAGATGATGTAGCAGTTGGAAAGCCGTTACCCGGAATAGGACATTGTCTAAAATAAAATTCAGGATTGTCTGGTTCTAATACTACTTTTTCAGCAAATGAAAGTGAAACGTCTGTAGGGAAAGTACTACCAAAAATATCAACATTATTTTTTCTATTTAAAGAAACATTGTAATTCATTGCATGAATCATCATTAAACCTGGTCCTGTAAATAACATACCACCAGATCCTTTTGGGTTACCTGCTGAGAATTTTTTCTTAGGTCCCCTTAAATATAAACATCCACTTCCTGTTCTAAAATTAGGAATATCTTGTCCCGAATTTATTCCTTGACCTCTATCTCCTTCAACTGCTATAAATTTATTAGATCCTGTATAAAAAGTACTAATAAGATGATCTGTTAGTATGAAAAATCCTGTAGATGGGTTACCTCCTGTTCCACCAAATCCATCAGATCTAACATTTAAAGCTAAAGGTTCTGGTGGGAAGAAACTCATAGTATGTACATAATCATTTCTAACGGGTTGATTACCTATTAAAAATTTAAAATTTGATGATGGATTTAAAATTTTATATTCTCCTTTAGATAAAATATCAAAGTTTTTACCATCTTTAGTAGGTGAAATAAAATTCCAACTAACAAATCTATTTTTTTCAAAGTTACTTGCAACTGTAAGTAATTCTTCATTACTACCATCAATATCAATAGTTACAGGATTTATTCGTTCTACCTGAGGAATTGGGTTTGCACCTTTTCCTACTGCTCCTTTTGTTTTTGGAGAAACAAATTGTAATGGGGTTGATGGTACTTGTATAAGTGTATCTATTTCAAAAGTTCTTGTATTATAAATTGTTGGGTTTGTTATTGAAGATTTAAAATGAGCAATGTATATTGGATTTTTGTCAATTGTTGCTGTTTTACCAAATGAATTATCTCCACCCCAACTTCCTGTGTCTCCATTTAAAAATGTATCTCCTAATAAATTTATTGGAGAAATACTTGCAGCACCTTCCCCACCATATTTTATGGCATTATTTGTACCAAAACTCCTAACTAAATTAGTTAATAAAGTTGAACCTGATGTATTGAAATTATTATAATCAAAACTTGAGATTCTAGATCCATCATATCTAGGATTTATAATTTTTGTAGTTGTGTAGTAACTTTCAGGAACTGTAGATAATGAAGCTGACCCACTTTGAATAAGAGATAAATTATTAGGTATAAATTGTGATGTTGCATATTCTACATTCTGATAAAATTTATTTGTTCTACTTGATGATACATTATTAATAAGTGGATTATAATTTGAATATCTAAAGAAACTTTCTGAAGAACCTAAAGGAAATTTAAAAGCATCATTACAATTTAAATACTGAAGTGGGGTAGTATTATCAATTGATGAAGAAAAGAATCCTCCTCCAAATCCTGAAGCTGTTGGAAGTTCTAATAATCTATTAGATCCTATAGTTGGGTTAGCTGGGTCATATGTTATAACTGAAGTATCTGTAACAGAGGTAGCAGTTCCATATTGTTGTATTATTACAAAAAGTGAATTTGATTTAGTTGCTTTAAAATAATGAGCTGGGTCTTTAAAATTCTGAGCTGAATTTTGTAATACTGTTATAAAATTATCAACAGTATCTTCACCTACTCCACCAGTAGATGTTTTTACATTTATACTACCATCAGCATTAAATGTATTATTAGTAGCTGTAGGTGTAAATACAAATCTCATTGCATGAGAAGATGTCATTACTTCATTAGTATTATTTTGAGATGCAGTAAAAGACAATGTAACTTTTGTCATTGGTTGTGAGAATGGATCAAATTCAAATGAAGCTGTTGGTCCAATTGGATGACGAACTGGTGCGTTTTCTAAATGTAAAATTCTATAAGGATTATATCGAGAAGCTCCACCTACTTGGTGATGGCAATTCCAATTTTTAGGAGTGTATGTAAGAGTTGATCCTGAGTATTCGCCATTATAAAACTCATCTTGATAATCATGGAATGAAGTTGAATACATTCCTTCTTTAGTATCTATAAATTCAAACCATCCTTGTTGAGATGCCCATTTATTAGGATCATTATTTATTAAATCTAATACTTGTAATGCAGATTGTGTTTCATTATAAGATATCCAAGGTGTGGAACCACTTGCTAAAGTTGGGGCCTGTAATTCAAATTTAACAAATTTACCTCCAAATTCAATTTGATGGTTTGCAATTATATAATTTGCATTTGTTACTTTTATATGAAAAGTTAAAGCTTCATTATTATAAACAGGTACATAATCATCTGTTTCATATTCTAAATATGAAAATGATTGAGTTGTGTGTGCATAACCAAATGTTGAACTATCAATTACTCCTCTTTTATTTGATCTTACTTCAATAACAATATTACCATCTCCAAAAGCAGAACTTCTCATTTTATCAGATAAAGTAATACCATATCTAAAATTAGTAATTATATTATTAAGAGGAACTATTGAACCCGAGTTATTAGATTGAGCTGAAAATTGACTTCCATTTTCATCAAATTGTGATTCTAAAAAATAAGGTACAACATTTTTATTAATAAATGTATTCCAAAATCCTGTTGCAGATGTTGCAGATCCATTAGCTAATTGTGTAAAAGTATTTTCTAGAGATGATGTAACTGCTGGTGAATCATAAAATTCTTTACCATAAAAATAAGCAGGAGTTAAATCTAAACTGTTATTATCTATACCAGCTAATTGTGTAGAACTACTTGCCATTATACCAGGCATAATTGAGCGAAGAGTATCAATGCCCCCTACATTTTTATTTGGTATTTCTATTCCATTACCAAAACCACTATACCAAGGATAAGTATTAGCTCTTGAAGCTGTATATAATGAATTTAAAGAATTTAATGGTGTATTACTATAAATAGAATTTAGGGAAAATAATCCTGATCCAGCACTAGGTCTAATTATAGTTTCATTTCCACCTTGAAAATTACTAACAGAACCTGTTATTTGTAAATTTCTAAATACCATAGGACTATTAAATCCTGTTATTGTTGCTTCATCAACTAATCCTCCGTAAAGAGATGATGTAGCATTATTTAACGATCCTGTTTCGGGAGTTTTTGCTATTGTAGTATCTGGAGTAATAGATGCTAATTTATGTCTATTTCTTTCTAATAAATGAGGTTTAATTATTATACCTGTATTTAAACTTGTTCTAGCAGGCATATAATTTTTAATAGCTTTAAATAAAGATGTTTCATAAAATTTAAGTAATCTATTATAATCAAATTCATTTTCAACTCTTGTAGGTCTTTTTACACCACCACTTAATATACTACCTGATATATTAGCTTGAGGACTATAAATGTTTACACCTTGGTATTTTTTAAAATAATCTTCAGCTATTTTAGTTAATCCTGGGTATCTATCTCCTGACTGTGATAATTGTCTTGGGTCTCCAATTATGTTTGATACTACACCATGACCATATGTTGCTATAATATCATCATTGATTTCATTTTGAAATGAAAAACCAACTTCTAATGAATTTATATTTTCACTATAACTTTGACTTTGAATTGGATTTTGTTGAACTGAACGTTGGTATGTTAATACATTTCCATATTCATTTCTATCTAAAACTTGGATTTTATTATTAATTCTATTTCGTAAACCAGCTGCTGGTTGATCTAAATAAACTACCTCATTTACAGGTTCTAAATATGATGCCGATATTGACATTGATGCAGGCCCATAATTATTTAAAATTCTATAATTAATATTAAAAGTACTACTTGTAAAAAAAGTATTAGCTTTATTTATAAAAGAAGATGTATATAATGAAGCTATTGGACCTTGACTTTTTCCATCACCATAACTAGGATGAACTGATCCTAAAGCTCTACCTAATTTTTTTCTATTAGTAGTAGATTCAAAAGGTGCTATATTTCCATAATAAAACTGATGAATAAAATAAGTATTATTATTATAATGATGTGAAGCTGTTGCTTTTCCCTGAGCCGTGAATTCTAATTCATTTCCTAATGGAGCTCTAAAAGATAATAAATCATATGATGAAAAAGATCCTGTAAATCTATCTTTCATTCCTTGAATAGATTCTGGATTCATTACATAATCATTAAATGCTGATTGACTTATTGCTCTTCTATAATATCTTAATTCCTGAAATGATCCAGAAAGACTATCTCCTAGTAATAATCCTCTATCTTGAACTAAGATTCCAGGGGCACCAATAAAATTAAATGGTAGTATAGTTCCTGCAATTGCTATTGAACCTGGTAAAAGTAAATGCGATTCTCCAACTTCATTCATACTTGCATCATCACCAACACCACCAGCTGCTGCTTCCATCTTATTCCATGCTTCATTTACTGATGCTGTAGTTGCCCCAAAAGACATTGTAGTTATTCCTGTATATTTAATTGAATTACCATCATAACCATCATAACCAATTTGTCCTACTCTTAATTCAAAAGTTTGTGCTGTTTCATTTTCAGTACTTTGGCTTATATGTGTTAATCTTTGAAATTGAACTGACCAAAAATCTCCATTAAAAAATGGTAAATAAATTGGAGGAGATTTAAAATATCCTGTTCCAGATGCTCCTTGTGCAACAGATCCTGATATTACAAAAGACATACTAGCATAAGTATTAAAATCAGAATTAATTGATCCTGAATAAGTACCTTTAGCTGATCCTGATTGTTCTAACATTATTCCAAATTCACCATGTCCTAGTGTAGGTGTACTAGCGCCGGTACTATATGGATTACCTTGTTTTAATAAAAGAGATCTTGAAATATTAGTTGTAGCTCCTACTTTTTCTGCTGGTTTAAATCTAAATTGAATGCAATCTGCTGGTGATAATTCTCTTGTATTAACATCAAGGAAATTACCTGTTAAACATTGCCACGGTACTGATACACAGGCACTAGTTTTAGATACACCAAATTTAGCAACACTTTCAGTATTTTTAACAGCATAACTTGTAAAAGCTGTACTATATCTATCTTGAAATAGATCATAGTCATTTTCATCATCTTTATTTTTACCTCCAAATTCACTAATACGTAACATTGTAGCAGGTACTCCCCAAATATTTATTAATTGTCTTAATCCTGTTATAGTTCCTTTTCTTTTTACTAAAGAAACCATATTAGCAAAAATTCTTTTATATATTTCTTGTCCATGATTATTAATTGGATATGGACTACCAGGATCTAATAATTGAACTATAAATCCTAAAGTTGTAAAATCTTCATCATAATAATTAATTACTGAACCTGAAGTTACATTTATATAATTAGTTATTAATTCTTGTCCTGAACCTGTTGGGGGTAGTACTCCTATTTTATCTTCATCAAATAATTGAGAGTTAAAAGTATTACCATAAGTATTCCAACCCATACTTGTTATGGCTTCATCAGCCATTTCTAAAGGAAGTACAGAACCTGTTAAAGCATTAGATGTATTTCTAATATCATTTAAAGCTTCTGTATAAAGATACATTTCATCAAATGACTGTCCCACCATATTAACAAACTTAATATATGGATCGTTACTTGTGTCTGAAGTAATAAAAGGTGGAATTAAATGAAATAAATAATCTTTATTATTATTATCATATAAAGAAGCAGAATATAACATATTTCTACCTGTTCCAAAAAATGGATCATTTTCATTTGTACTTCCAAACCAATTTTTTATTACTGAACTTGAAACTGAATATAATTCATAAGGATATACTGATCCTGTTTTAGGCCATGAATTTGAACCTGTTAAAAAATATAAGAAATAATCATAACCATCAAATTCTTTTATGGTTTTAACAATATTAGTTTCTTGTGTAGCTTTACTTTGTGAATATTGAGTAGAAGCTGTTACATCACCTGTTATAGTATTTAATGCTTTTAATTCTGCTTTATAATTTTCAATAGATGTAACTTTTTGATGAAAATTTCTTAATCTTTGTTCAGCTGAAGAAAAATGTACAAAATTATTCCAATCATCATAATTGGGGTTTACAGGAACACCCCTTTGATTTTTTATATTTTCTAATAATTCTAAAGATTGTGAATTTTTTGTATTATTTAAGTCTGAGAATGATTTAAATACTGTTGAATTATTTACTTTATCTTTAAAATCAAGGTTAATGTTAGGACCTGCTAATAAATTAAATGTATCTACAGTACCTAAATCCTGGGTAAATTTTACTTCATATGCTGCTGTTTCTCCTACTTTACTAACAATAGAACATTGATCTAATAACTTATATCTTGCAGGTAATGCTTTATATAATTTAATTAATATAGATGCTTCACCATTTTCTGTTAATTCTAATTGACAGTTTACAGCTATAAAAAGTTGGTTTTGAGTAAAATTTAAATAATATTCATCACTATAATTTTCATCATTTAATCTTGCTTTAAATAAATCAAATTTATTTTGTATTTCATTATTTAATATAAAATTATTATTTAACCTTATTTCAGTTCTATCAGATGAAATTTCTGATATAAAATATGGTTGTTTTGATCCAATTTCATATTTAAGAAAATTATATAATGCAAAATAATCCCCAGTAGAGTATCCTTGCATAAAAACATCATTGATAGGATCAACTTCTAATTCAGTTATAGGTGTAACCCCTGTTTGTGAATATTCATCTGCTGTACTAACACCATCTCTTCCTAAATCAACTAAACTTCCATTTTCATCTACAGTTGTTTGTTGTGTTTGGGATGGAATTGTATAATTTTGAAAATTTGGATTAGAATAAAGTAATGTTTTTCCATGTGTATATATAAAAAATTCTACATTATCTATTTCAGGAGTAAATGACCCTGTTATTATAGATGAAGGAACTACTGCATCTAATCCTAATTCATAACCCTGATAAAATAATTCTTGGGCATTTACTGGAGCAATTGAGGATGAAATTGGTATAGCCATTTTTTATTAATTTGGATTATTTGGATCAGATGGTCCATCTTCAGTATCTTCAAATCCTGCTGCTCCTATAGCGTCTCCTATATTTAAAGCATCATTCATTATTCTTAAATTTTCTTCTCTTAATGCTGCTATTTCTTCTAATAAATCTTCAATTTGTTGATTGATAAATTCTGAGTTAGCATATTCTAAACTTGTTTTTCCAAGATATTCATGAGATTCTACATCTCCAAATTTAGGTATAAGATAAAAAAATTTCTCATATAATAACCAAAAATCTCCCAAAGTAGCTAAATTAATATCAAAAAAACTAGGATCAGGAGTAGTTACTAATTGTGAAAATTGTGTATCTACAGTTTCATTAAATTTTTCTTTATCAAATACATTTCTTTTTACGTCTACTTTTTTCATCCATTTATTACTTTAAAGTTAATATTTTCATCAAATACCTGAGTAGTACCATCTAATTGAGATTTTATTAAAACAGTATAATATCTTTCTGGTTCTAACCCATTCATGTATATATCAAAATAACTACTTTTATCATCAGCACTAATTTTAGTATAAGTACTATCAAAATCTATAACATATTCATTTGTTTCTGAATCTTTGATTGCATAAAATGATGCTGTTGGTAAATAAAAGTTAGTTGTATAAATTGAACTTGTTGAAAAAGTTCTAGTTGGGTATTTTGGAATAGCAGCTATTCTAAATCTTTCAATACTTTGTGTAAAATATGTATTTTGATTATTATATATTGATATAAATGCTTCGGCATCTGTTAGTATTGTGTTTGTTGATGATCCTGTATTAAAAGAATAATCATCAAATTTAAAATCTAAATGTGGGGGATATATTGTATGTGTATCAATAGAATAATACCTAAGTGTAGTTTCTGCTGATTGAGAATTAACAAATTCTACTGATGATGTTTGTTTTATTAAAAATCCTTCATTAGGTATGTCTCCACCAGTAATACTTTTAGATTGACTAATCCAAACTTTAACAGTACTTGTAACATCTACATTTATATCTATAGGATCAGAATAACTTAAAACTTGAGTTTGTTCAACATTATTACCAGATGCTGAACCTGTAAACCATGTACATCCTCCTATCCCTCCTACATTAGTATTATATGATGCTGTTGTTCTAGCATTTAAAGCTCCAGTTATCCATTTATTTGAACCTGATGAATTTGTAAATACCCAACTTACTCCATTTTCTGTTATAGGTTCTGTTCTAAATTTTCCAGTTCCTAAATCCCAACTTTGAGATATAGGATATATTTCTAAAGTTGTATTTTTATTTAAACCTGTTACTAATGCAGCATAATTTCTTAAATTAATTTTATAATTTCTTTTAGCAATAGTAGATGATGTAACATAAGTATCAAATAAATTATTAATTTCTGTTTGGGAAAATTTTATTAAATATCTACTAGTTTGACCCTTAGAATTTTTTAAATATGTAGATGCTTCTAATATTTGATCTAATCCTGTATTCATTTCAGGATATTCACTATATATTGTAGCGTCTTTTGTCGGATATATTTTATATACTGCCATTTTTTTTTAATTTTAAGGTATGTCAACTGCACTAGGATCCATACTCATATCTGTTCCTGTTATATCTTCATTTGATGGTTCCTGTGTTTCAGATGTTGGTGGTGGTATTTCAGGTACTCCATTAACACTTTGAAAATAAGGATTATCTACGTTCCATCTTTGGATTGGAATAGGACCATCAACTGTTGAACCATTTAATAAATTTACATTTCTATATTCTCCTGTTGGTATATCAGAAGATATTCTATTAGGTCCACCAGTACCTCCTTGTGCTACTCCTGCTGCTTCATCACTATTATCTAATCCTGTTATTCCTAATTGAGTTTGAGCGTTTTGAAAACTAGTTTCACCTAATGTTCCTTGATTTTCTGTATAATATGGGTTATTTGGAGTATATTTTTGTTCAAATCCAGAAGCTGGGTCGTTTATAGGACCTCCTTCAGGTTCATCACTTGTTAAATCCAAATTTGTTTTATTATATTGTTCCATAAGTGGACTTTCTGGTTGTAATTCTCCTTGTGAAGGATATTTACTACCTGGTAGATATTTGTGAACAAAGCCAGATAAAGTATCTCCAATAGGTCCTCCTATTTCTAGATTACTTTCTAAATCTAAATTTGTTTTATCGAATGAATTTTTTAAACCTTCTGCCATAATTATTTTTTTTAAAATCCAACTACCCTTCCTATTATATCACTATTTGGATATTTTAATTCAAATACCATAGGATCTAATGATGGGTATACTATATCATTAATTGTTGCTCCATCTATATCATAAGCAAAATCAGAATATCCTAATGAGGCTCCCGTTTTATTTGTTATTTTTACATCTTGAACAGTTTGAACACCTTCTACTTTATCTAATAAAATAAACATATCTTTTATAATAATAGGAGTATCAATATTCCAATTATCAATATTAAAATGTGCTTTTAATGCTTCAATACAAGCAAGTATTACACTATTATTGTTAAAGTTTGGTAAAACTATTATGTCAAATTGTACTGCTATATTAATTATGTATCCATCTTTAATAGTAATAGCATCACCTATCATTCTATACTCAGATAGATATGTTTTTAAATTTTGTTTTAATGTTGAAGATGGAGATCTTAAATGTTTATTATTATCATAAGATAATACATACATATCTAATAAAGATGGTAATGTTCCTGTTTCATACTCTCCTACTTTTGAAGGTTTTACACAAGCTTTAGCTATAGTACCTAAATTAGCAGGCATTGATAATGCTCTTATTAAATAATCTTGTTCGGTAACTGTTCTTAATTGATTTTGAAAATTTCCTAAAGCATTTTGTCTAATTTCATCAGTAGTATCACCATCAGATCCCCCATCTGCTGCTTTATCATTTGTAGCAGCAACTGAGTCAAATACTGTTTGTGCTAAAGCTCCATTTAAATTAGGATTAATAAAAACTATACTATTTTTATCTATATTAACTAAATCCCCAGCATTAACATTAGATGCTAACCCTCCTCCTGTTAAATATCTAACTGTTAAAGTTGTATTAGCAGGTGCTACTCCATAAGTATCTGTAAACATGAAATTTAATGGAGAAAATGCTGCTGTTAATTTATCTTTTGAAAAAGGTAAACCCGTACCTACATTATCTGGGTTAGGTATCATATCTTCATCATTATCACTTACTGTTCCTGCCCCAAATTCTAATTGCATTACCGTAGGACTCAAAAATCTTGTTGTAAATCTTTTTTGAGTTCTTTTCATTGACAATATTTTAGGAGTATCACTATTTACAGCATTGGGGTCATTAGCTGTGTTATTAGTTATTGTATTAAATACACTATCTTGCGCTAAATTATCTACTTCATACCAGGTATTACCATTTGTATCAACTATGTCTAATACGTTTATAATGTTAGCTGCTGTTATTGTTCTTGTTGCAAATCTTGATGGTGAACCAAATACTAATGGTACTGTGTTTATTGTTGCTGATATAGCTTTACGAGTTTTTTTCAATAACCACATATTAGGTTCTGTACCAGTTAATGAATAAACTGATACTATTGTTGGGTCCTGTGAACTACTTACTGAAAAATCTATTTCATCTTCAATTATAAATTTTAAACTAGAATTAGATTCAGCTGTTACTTGAGTATTTGCTGGTACTTTTAATGCATAGTCAAAATCAGGAACTTTTGATGTACCTGATGTTTTAGCTGGTACTTGTTGAAAGACTGTTATTTCAACTGAAGCTGCAGATGTTACTTTAGGTTTATAACCTAACATATAAGCTAAATTATATAAATTTGAATCTTGTTGAGCATATTGTATAAAAGTTTCTTGAACCTGATTATCTAAATAAAAAGATAATACATCCCCCACATAAGAAGCCATTTCAATAAATAACATCCCTGTTGATGAGTTTGAAAAATCATTAAAAGTATCTGGGAAATATGTTTGAGAATAATCAATTAATCCATTTCTTAATGAATTAAAATCTCTATTTGTATATTTTACTATTCTACTTAAATCAGCCATTTTTATGTATTTAATTCTATGTTTAATTCATCAATAGTTCCTGTATTTTTAACTTTATATTCTAATATAAAATTTATACTATTATTATCATCACTTTTTAAAAAAGTTGTTGAAACAACATCTACCATAGGAAACTCTATTGCAACCTGATCTGTAATTCTTTCTTGTAATATATCTTCAGATCCTTCTGTTATTCCTTCAAATATTAATTCTCTTAAATTAGCACCAAATTCAGGTCGCATAACTCTTTCACCCTTATTAGTTAATATCCAATTAATTAAATTAGCTCTAACAACATCTCTTGTAGTATAAGTAGGATTAAATACAGCATTTCCTGATAAAGGAAAACTAAAACCTAATCCTGTACTACCAGTATTAGTTGTATCTATTATTTGCTGTATTATTTGTGCCATAATTATTTATTCATTAATCCCATTATTTGATCTAGCCCTACATTACCTTTAGGTAATTCTCCATTTGCTACATCCATGCTTTTATTTGGCACAAATGTTTGTGCTTGTTGGGAAGTAAATTGTCCTGCTGTTTCACCTAAAATATTTTTATAAGCATCTCTTTTTTCTTGAGGAGACATTTGAGGTTGTGAATTCATCACAGGTGATTGTGGTGTAGGTATAGGAATATTAGATTCTACCATAGGTTGTGGTTGAACTATTTTTGTTCCTTTAACTGCTTCTAATAAAATTTCTTTTAATTCTTCTTGAATTGTTTCTTTTACTACTTCTTTAATCGCTTTTTTTAATGCTTCTAATTTCATTATGTTATTTTTTTATAAATATTAAATAATCTAAATTTTACAACCAAGGTGCATTCGGGTTTGATACTTCTACCCATGCTACTCCATTCCATTTTACCTTTTTAAAATGTCTTAAAATTCTAGTATCACCTTCATTAGGTATTCCTGTTGGTCTTTCAGGATCATCTGGCTTTCTACTAAATAATCCATTAATAAATAATCCTGTACTAGGATCTATTCCATCAGAGTTTGGATCATCATATACATTTGCACCTAATATTTCTATATTTTGACCAGTTGCATTTTGTCCTACTCCTAATCTAACAAGACCACCATGATTCCCTACAAATACAGGTCCTACTCCTTCTTTATAATTCCATTCTGTTATATTTAATTCACCATTATCCCAATAAGTCCAAGCTATTTCATAAGCTGCTTGTCGTTGTACATTAACACCTTCTTCCCAAGTATCATTTTTAAATCTTTTATTTTGTACTGCTCTTCTTACAGTATGTAAAAAATGATTATTAGTTGGGTCATATTCTTGTGAATTTTTTAAACCTCTTCTACCTAATTTATAAGCTTTATCGAAAATTTCTTGTGCTTGTTCATCACTAGCACCAAATGTTGATTTAATCCAAGATTTTAAATTTCTTCTTCCTGTTTGAAATGACCAATTAATACTATCTATTGCTTTTTCTAATACAGGTACACCTTCATTAATAGCTTTATCATAAATCCAATGACCTTCTCCAGCTTCAATAGCTTGTATATGTAAATCCCAAGCTATATCATATATTTCATTAGCCCATGTAGTGTGCATATCAAAAGGCATCCAATCACCATATGTTTTTGATTGTATTTGAATTAAACTTGTATCTCTTTTTAATTCTTTTTCATCTGGTAATACTTCTTCCAAAGGTGGAGGAATTAAACTTAAATCTAAATCTCCTAAATTTAGAGTATCTATTCTAAACTTCATTTCATTAACAAGAACTTCAACTGAAGAACTCCATGAATAATCATTAAATAACATTTCAGGATTTAATGGAATAAGTGGTTCTTCTGATGAAAGATCTCTTTCAAGTGCTTTTTCTGCTGTAATTCTTCTTCTTGGGAGGAATGAAGTAGTACCTGTTTCAATTTCCATTCTAAGGTACCAACCATTATAAAATAATCCAGGAGGATTCATTAATAATTCTAATAAAGCTTCTTCAGATAAAGCATTATCTTCAGCAGTATCAAATGGTCCTGTGTCTAATAATGTTAAATTTATTTCTGATGCTAATGCTTCATTTGCTGCTTGTTTTGCTGTTTCTTCATTTGTTTGTGCCCAAATTCCATTATCAGAATTATCAGGTGGATATTTATTTTTATTATCTTCCTGTGCTGAATAATATTCTATTACTTTTACTATATCACCTTTTAAATATTGTTGGTCATCTTTCCATTCATCTGTTTTTGGAGTAGAATCTAATAATTCCCAATTAGAATTTTCCGGTGATGTTGGATTAGAATTTGTACTAGTTTCTATAGCTTCATAATATCTAGTTACTGAAACTTTATTACCAGTTCCATCTGTTCCATCTGCATTAGGGTCTGAAAGTGCTTTATAATCTTTTACAGGTGACCATTCTATACTATCATTTACTTCTTCTATAAGACAATTACCAATACTAGTATCTATACTATTTAAAGTAGTTATTGCAGCTTGTAAAAATTTATTAATAAACTTTAAAGCTATAGGAATACCTCCTATTTGACTTTTACCTGTTTTTACTATTTCTCCTAATAAATCTAAAACATCAGATAATGTAGTAAGTACATTTGCAGGAATACCAGCTCCAGGAGGAACTGCTACAGGAAAAGGTAATTTTTTAATTATTTTTATTGCTATATCTAAAGCAGTTAATATATTATCTACTGTAGTTGCTGTTTTATCTAAAACTGCAATTGGTTTTGCTATTGTTTCTAAAGCAGACTGGATTTGATTTTTTTGGGCATTTAATGCTATTATTTCTTCTTTTGGAGGACAACCTTCTATTTGGAATTTTTCTTTTATACCTTGTAAAGCCCCATCAAACTTAAGTAAATTTATACAAGTTTTAAGTGTTAATTTTATTATTACTTTTTCTAATGCCATTATTTTGTAAATGATACTTTAGATTTAAACAATTCAGTCATAGCTATACATTTTTCTAATTGTATTAAAACGGGAGCTGCTGTAGCTGCTATAGCTGGGTTAGGCATACCAGGTGCTATTACTGTAATAGGTAATTCTTCCATTAATGATGATAAATTAGTACATAATGTTTTAAATTCTTTTAAAAATTTATTACCTAATATAATAGGTTCTGTTGCATTTTTTGCTCCTAACATAACAAATTTTGTATCTGCTACAACCATATTAGGTGCATCAATATTAACACTATCATTTGTATTTAAATTAATTGATTTTTCAGCACTTAATAATATGTGATCAGATTTAGCATTAAATAATAATCTTCCTGATGATAAAATTACTTGATTTTCATCAAATTTATCAGGTTTAGTAGGTTGCATAAAATATGATTTATATTTATCTGCTGCTACTTCGATTGGTATTTGTTGTGTTGAAGTTAAATAAATTGATGTTGGATCTTCATTAATATCTTCTACTTGTGGTATCCAAGGATCATTACCATCATCAGCCTGACCATTTCTTATAATCATAAGAGGATCTCCATCTTCCCCAGCATCTGACCATGGATTTTGTGGTGATGAATTTGCAGAAGTACTTCCAAATCTCATACTTTGGCCCCATCTTCCTTCATGTAAAACATCTCCTTCAAAAGGTTGAACATTTCTAACATTTAAATTTTCTTGAAATCTTTCTCCTAAATCAATATCTGTAGAACCATCAGATACTCTTCTTACTAAACCTGCTTCAGTTTGATCATAATCATTTTTTTGATTTTCATTTTCAACTAAATTACTAGGAACAGCATTATGATGTACACTATTCCAAACATTTATAGGTCTAAAATAATAAAAATCTGTATCAGTAGTATTATTTTGGGTATTTTCATTAGCTAATCCTATTACATAAACATATTCATTTATTGTAGGTATACATTTTTGATCTGGGAATAATGGTTTTGCAAAAGGACAAACACCTAAATCTTTAGTATCTCTTACATTTATAGGTTCAAATTTTATTCCTCCAATAGCATTCCATTGTCCTTCCTCATCAAATATATCAGGATCATCTGTATCATTTAATAATACAAATCTAACCCTAACACTTTGTATTGTTGGACTTCCGGGTTTTGGACCCATAAATCCTTTTAGGGGTGAAACACCTGTTACTTGTCTAATTGCCATCTTTTTTATTTTCTTTGGATAATTTTTCTAATCTTTCCATTTCATCCAATAATTCTTGTTTTTCTTCATCCGATATACCTAATTCTCCATCTTCACCTGTTGTTTGAAGTGCTCTCTGAATAATAGTAGCCATTTTAATTAGCTGTTCATCATTTTTTACTCCAATTTCTAAATATTCTTTAATTAAAGGAACTATTAAAGTAGCATCACCTATTTCTTGAATAAGAGGTTTTAATTCAGAAATTAAAGCTGAAATTTGTTTTTTCTTTTGAGTTTGATTATCGTAAATTTCATTAAGAATATCTGAAAATTTTTTATTTCCAAATATAATTGAATCCAATTGTCCCATAGTTTTATTTATAAATATGAGAAAATTAAACTATTTAGATGGAAAATAACCATATTCGTAATAGAATAAATATTTTTCTTTAAAAACTTTATGTAATCTATTAGCTATTTTAGTTATTTTAGGAGTTTTAACATCAATCATTTCTCTAATATAGATGTATAATGCTTTTTTATTAAAAACATCAATTGCTTCTCTTTTTCTAAATAATTCTAAAATACAATCAGCTATTTGTGCATCATATTCTTTGGAAAAATATTTATAAATGTTATCTGTCATATATTGAACATATTCATCTATAAAAAATGATAATCTATCTCCTTCTTTAAATCCCTTTTGGCTTAATTCATCACCTTCAAAACCATCACCCCTTTCTGAGAATTTAATTATAGTTTCATCTAATTTAGATGATGATTTAATAAATGGAGAAGAAGTATCTAGGTTTTGATAATTACTAATATCCTCTACAGATACTTTATCTATTTTTTTCTTATAATTTTTTTGGTTATATACTATTAACCATCTTTTTACAATAGTACCAAAATAAGAATAAGCTTTTGCACCTTTAGCAGGATCAAATAAATGGATTTTATCTAATAAAAATACCATTATTTCATGTTGTAAATCTTCTAAATTTTCAACATCATCTGTGTAGTAAAATTTAAAAGTATGAATTATATTTTGAGTTAATTTATAAAAAGGATAATGAATATGTTCTTGATAAATTAAACTTTTAGTACCTGGTTTTCTTGTTTTATTATAAAGTACTATAGCGTCTTCAGTTTCTTGTGTAAAATAATTTTTCTTTTGTTTTTTATTTCTATTTTTTCTTATAATGTTATCCATAATATTAAACTTTTCTTATTTTGAATTCATTTAATATTTTTTGAATGTTTTTAACATTTTTAAAAAAGAAACCTATTTCATCATCTGCCTCAAATCTCCCTAATTGATCTAATTTTTTTAATTTTTCATCTGAAATTTCAATTATTTTTGAGATTTTATCTAAATATTTCATATATTCTACTAATACATCTTCTTGTCTTTCATTCTTTTTAAGAAGATTAAAAGTCGTAAATACTAAAATTACGACTATTACTGATAATAATGTTATTACTAAAGTTTCCATTATAAATTATCTAACATACTTTTTAAACCTGTACTTCCTATATTACTTAATGCTTTAGATTTTACAGAAGTACTTTTTTTATTATTATCTAATGTAAAATTTTTCTTTTGGGTAGCCAAGTTATCTTTAGAAAACTTAGGTAACCATTCTTTTTCAAATTCAATTCTAGCAGCCATCATATCAGCCTGATGTAAAATAAAAGGTAAAGCAGTTCTTGGTTTTTGTTCTGGCATCCATCCTTTTAAATATTTTTCATTAGCTGTATCATATAAACCATCATGTGTTTGAATAGCTAACATTTCATTAAAGTTATACTTAATATCGTGTGATTGTAATAAAAATAATCCTCTATCAGGAACAGATGCAAATGGTACTTTATTATTAAACATATAATCTTCTCCTAGTTTTTCTCTTCTCCATTTATCGGTTTGAGGAATATAAGAATCTTGTTCTTCATCTCCCATTTTACCTAAATCATGATTAATAGCTGAAAATACTAATTCTTCAATTGTAAAAGTAGTAATATCTACTCCTTCTTCTTTCCAAATTTCATATTGTTTAAGAGCACAACGAACTACTCTATTAACATGATCTACATACCCACCTGGAAATGCATTATGATACTCTTTTTTATGAGCAGCAGGCATTAATATAAGACGATCTTCAAATTTTTTATAAAATGCAAGTAATTTTTCTTTTCTATCTCCTGAGATATGTTCTTTAATGTTAGTTAAGAATATTTCCCAATTTGCTTGGATTATTTCTGCTGATAATTTCATAACTTTTATTTTTTATTATCTGTTAAGATTTGATTGGACATTTATTTCATGTCCTGAGAATGGTTCTCTAGCTATCATTGATTTTAAATTATCTAATTTATCCTCAATATTTGATATTTCATTTTTAAAATTTTCTGCTGTAGTGCCTGGTCTTCCAACCATAGTATCTAGAACTTTAAGTCTACCTTCAATTCTTTCAATTTCTCGATTTATTGTTTCTCTTCCTATCATATTATATTATTTAGTTTATTTATTATTATCCTAACCCCCTTATTTCCTCTATATTTTCTATTTTCTCAAAACCCCGTATCCATAATGTATACATGATTTTTCTGGTATCCAAACTATATTTTAAGAAAATCAATAATTTTTTGAAGATGTGCACATTTTTCATATTCTTCAGTTTCTATCCAATATGAAATTCCTAATTCTAATGATGTTTGTAAATATTCATCTTTATAATGGTTTATAGCATGGAGATGAGAAGAGTTTTTTAAATCTATTTTATTTATATATTTCCAAGCCCTATTGTATGTAATATATTCACCAGCTTCTTTCATATCTATTATATCTAATTCAGAATTAGACTTTTTAAAGAATTGAAGAAATTTTTTATTAAAATTAATATGATTTAAAATTAATTTCTTATACATTCCTACCCAATAAATAGGAGTTTCTTTAAAATCAATAAACGATTTAGCAGTATCTGTTCCATCTAAATCATCATGTGATCCAAATAGCCCAAATATATTATCTACATTTATCATTTTATTATAAATATAGAAATTATGTGGATTTATTACTTTTTTGATAGTTTATTTTTCTTTACTTTGTCTAATGCATACGCCCATTTAGATCTTGTATCCTTATAGTAATGTTTATCTTGTTTAGACATTTTTTCTAACTGGGCATCAAATTCTTTTTTAATACCTAGTTTTTTAACTTCATAATGGGTTTCCCACCAAAAATCTTCCCAAGCCATTTTTATTTATCTTTATGAGGTTTTTTATGGTCAAATCCTTTCCAATCTTGATCAGAAAGATCTCCTTCATTTTTAATATATTCTAATTCTTCTTCCTTTTCTTCGATTTTTAATTCCAAATCATAAATTTGATCTTTTATTTTTTGATAACTATCTTTTACATCTATCATATCAGGATTATCAGGATGATAGTCCCATAAATCCCCTTCAATTTTTGATAAAGAAATTATTTCATTTTTGAAATTTAATATTTTATTTTCTATTTTTTCTATTCTTGTCATAATGCTCATAAATATACCTAAAGATTTAACAATAACCAAATTATAATAAAAAGAGCAACCGAAGTTGCTCTCTAGGATTTTGACGACGTGATCCTTGTTTGCCGTTAGCGCTGGGTGCTTCTTAAGCAGCCATTGCCATTTCAACTTGTTCGCCAGTTAATTGCGTGTTGACCTTCCTTATACCCTTACTTACTGTCAAATGCCTTTACATCCCCATATCGTGTAAATTTTTTAGTGGAGATGCCGGGAGTCGAACCCGGGTCCAAATAAGCAGCTAATACAAGTACTAGCGGTCCCTATAAATATATTAAAGATCTATTAATTTTCCCCATCATAATCAGAATTATCATAAGAATCTTCTATTTTAGGAAATTCTTTAATTTTATTCTTATAACGAATTGATAAATCATCTTCCTCTACTTCTGGATAAGGGATATATGATTCTTCTTGTTCAAATAATTCTTCACTATCAATATCAGCATTAATTTTTATATTAGTTTCAGCCATTATTTCTAATGAATGTGCTATACTTTCTAATGATTCTTTAATTGATCCTACATTAAAATAAAATTCTCTTTCATATGATGTCATAATATAAACTTTAAAATTTTCGCCACCAAAAGCCCTTACGGGCTTATGGCTGGTTTCAGAAGAGATTTACATCTACAACGCGGTAGAACACATGATAGACCATTTTAACAATATTCAAGAGCTAACTCATAAAGACCTTTATTAATCTTCATATCTTGCTTAAAGTTTTTAATTTCACGAGCTTTTCTAGCTTTACCAGCTGAGCGGTAATCGAAATCTCCTTCAATTAACTTTTCTTGAACTACATTAAATACTGACCAAAGATCTTTTCCTGAATCTTCTTTTCTAACAGGAGTAACAAATGAATCTAAATCAATAGAAATTCTATTCATTTCTTGATCTGTAAATCTACAATTTAATGCTTTTTTAGCAAAATCTAAAACTGCAGCTTGTTCAAGTTCAACTGCTTTCATTTTATTCATTGATTCTACAGTTAATGGTAATTTTTCAACCATATCTTTAATCATATCCTGTAGATCTTCAAATGAATAACCCATATGACGCATTTTAACGTCTTCAAATTTTTCATCAGCAATAACTAACCCATTTTCACAAATTAATCTAAATAAACCTGCAGTAAAGGTAAATGCATTTTTACCATCATGAGAGTTAGTTAATAAAATTTGAGGATAAACTGTATCACCATCATCACCATTAATGACGATATCATCATTTCTAAACGTTAATAAATGTTTTTGAAACGATTTAGTTGATTGTTTTCTTGCTTTTACTTCTTTAGCATCTATAACTTTCCAACCTAAAGTTTCCATATCATCAATAACCCTTTCAGTAGGGATATGTGTATAATGTTTAGAAACTTCGCTTGATGGTTTTTCAGTAAAAACTGAGGGTGCAAGTGATTTAATGTTTGCTTTACTTAAATACTTTGCTTTTTGAATTTCATCTTTATTAATCATAACTATTTAATTTTAATTTATAACCTATTTATTTACCTAAATATACGAAAGATTTCCTGGGGAGCCAAGTTACTACACAGGAGCTTTAATATTTTCTTGTATTAATACCATGAATTTCTTGTCTTAAGAGCTCTAATTCTCTCATACCTTCACCAAACTGCCCACTTTCAAACAATTCTTGAATCATTGTAATTTTTCTATATAATTGATCTTTATTCATTATTTAAAGAATTAGTCCATAATCTAAAAAATCCAATTAAAAATAACATTACTGCTATTCCTACATTTCCTTTATCTAACATTAATGATCCTATTACTAATAAGTAAAATGGAACTTCTAGTTTAAAAATTAATGGCATTTTTTTCATAACTTTACTGAATTTTAATTAATATTTCTTTTTCAATCTCATCACCATAATTATCAACTTTGGCGACTATATTTAAAGTATCTCCTAAAAATTGTGGGTTTACATATACCATTTGGTGTCCTATACCGTTGTCGTTTGCATAAGTACTGTAATTAACACATTCATCCCAAACTGTATCTGCCCATACTATAGTATAAAACTGATCTGGGGATGACCAAAATACTCTTTCTTGAGGAATAGATTCAAAATCTACTTTAATATAACTATTACTAACATAACCACTATCATTTGCGGGATAATTATATGTGTATATATTTCCATCATAATCTAAATCTACTGAAAGTTCTAGATACGATTCAGGGTTAATATATCCTTCATCTTTTTCACAAGATGTAAAGATAAAAGCAATACATGTAAATAATAATAATAATCTCATAACCTTTATTTATATTTTTTAAATATAC